TCCCACCCCAACTTACATCCCCCCAAGCCCCTTCGCCCCAAGCGCCAACTGAAGTAATTGACTCCGCAACGCTAACAGAAATTATTAAATTAGGTACTTCAGAAGTAGCTGTGGCGGCGGACTCGGAAACGCTATCAGCAAAGGCGGTTATGCCTCCCCAGCCAGCATCACCCCAAGTGCCGTCGCCCCATGCTTTAGCCATTTTACGTCAGTGAACAAGAGTATGAAACCGCAATGGTGTCGCCTGAAACAACTGCTTTAGAGCTACTAAAGTCACCGGCAGAGAACAACGTCCCCGTGGTGTTGTCAATCGTCGCAGAGCCGCCAATGTTAATAAAGCATCCAGCCACTGTACCTGTTGAGGTAATGGCATACGACGAAGCTGAGGAAGTAGATTTTGTACAAGTTGTCCCGCTTACAAAGGCTGAAGCGCTAAATACTGGGGTTTTGCGAGTGCCAGTGTACGTAGGGGCGTTGGCTAAACCAACTTCCAACCACGATGCGTGTGACGCTTGTGTATCAGCAACCACGGCTGTACCCGTGCCTTTAAGCCCCATAACCACTGCGCCAGCGGCTGAGTTACCAAGAATGGTGTCCAAAGTTAGGTTTTTACCCACTGTGGTCACAAGATTCTCAATAGTGTCTTCCCACTTTACGTTACCATCTTTGTCGTAACAGACAGCAACGTAGCGGCCTTCAATGGTTGCTGTATCAGAGGGGGCTACGTTGTAGCTGCAAGATGCTTCGCATTTATCTGCGGCTGAAATTTTGTCGGTGGTCATATGACTCCTTAATTAGAACTACGAATGAGAGCCGCCGTAGCGGTGTTTGCTGGCATTGTGATTGTAAATGTACCGGCGGATGTTTTGTCAGATCCAAAGTCCAAAACAGCAACGGATTTGTTACCTTGACTGGAGTTATAGATCAACGCACATCGGGCTGTAATAGCCCCAGTCCACGAAATGTTTGGGAAGCCAACATAGGCTGTGTAATCAGAAGTGTTGACTGTAATTGGTGTTAACTGTGCGCCACCAAGCGAATACGTACCCGTAGCTGCTACTTCATCGTTCGAGCTGTAAACGGTTGTGCTTTCGTTCAAATTGGCAGAAGCTGTGTACAAAGCAATCTTGATGACATCCGTAGTCAAGTCGTGTATGCCTTGATAAAGCTCCGCTTTAAACGATGTGGTTTGGGTTTGAACAATAGACATATTAAGTCACCACTTGTCTAAATTGCCCAGAACGATAAGCATCTTGACGCTCCATACCATCACCAAGACGTTTAGCTAGTGCAAGTGCTTCTATAAACTTCTGGTTGTACAGCCCCATCATATCAACTTCACCCTTCATGTAGGTGTAAGCCTCAACCAAAGATGCGTACAACAACACCGTGTCAAAGTTATCGCCCAGCCATGTTTGACCGTCTGCCGCCACTGTAATTGACTCTGGGTAAAAGTAATAATGCAACTCGACGCTGTACGATGTGTCTGGCGTAGGGCCAAGAATAAAAGACAACTCGTCTGAAATAGTACTGCCCGATACGGCAGGGCCAAACAGAGCATAGTACTTTGGGGTGGCGGTATCTGTTGGTAATGGGTACGCTTGGCGAATAAAGTTAACGTCTTTGTTTAGCAGATATTCATACGTACCATCTGCTTTGATAATCGCCATTGAATACGCGGCTAAGAAATCAAGGGGGCACTGCAAGTACTTATTATTTACCGTGGTCACACCGGTCACATTCTTGCGAATTGAGGGGAACTGAACACTATTGTAAATACGCTGCTCAGCCTGCTGAACGAACACAGGGATATTAGCCACGAAATCTGCTTCCGTGTTCTCCGTGTACGCCTGAATAGCAGAGCTAAGTGCGGTGTAATTCATGCCATCGGGCCTCTGGCTGTAATGCCTTTGGTAGCCGCGCCGTTACCACGAGTGACGATACCGTCGGTTTTGATTTTTTCATCACCAGCAGCTTTGCTGATAGCACCAATGCTCATGTTGACCGTGTCGGCTTTGCTACAGTTTGGCTCTTTGCCGGGAGTAGAAGATATACCCACAGCCTTACCAGACATGGTGTGCGGCTTGGCATAAACAGCGGCATTGCCAACTTCTTTACCCATTCGTTTATCGCTGAATTTAGCCATTATTTACCTCGCTGATTTGCAACTTTAGCCATACCACGACCCATACTCAGCATCATCTCGTTGGTCTTGCCGCCTTTGGCTAGCTTTGTCATAGGCTTGCCGGGGTGCAGTTTTTTCTCGTGCTTATGCACTGCGCCAGCAATCATCTTTTTGTCCTGCTTTAAGTCTTTTTTGTCCATTTTGAACTCCTAAGTTACGCTTACCACAACTGTACCAACAAATGTCGTTGCCACCAAGTAGTTTGGCGTCAATACCGCATCAAAACTTACCGAGCCGCCAACTGGATTCCAACCCCACTGGATGTCTCGTGAACCACCAGTCGAATTGCCTGCTGTGTTTACACCCGCTGTGTAGTAGGTTGTGTCCGTGCGTGGATTCCTCAGAGCCTGCGGATCGTCCACTGGGTACATTCCCAACTGCAACTGAGGATGGTCTGGATCCCAACAAGGCGGACAAACCAACAAGTTATATTGTTTTGTCTTGATGATCTCAGTCTTCAGAATCTTCAGTTTAAACCGTTGCCCACACCGATCACACTGAGCAATTGCGTTCTTGCCAGAAGCAAACCGATTACCCACGACTACCTCCCAATGTAGGTTTGACGGGGTACAAGTCTCAAAGCAGCTTTCTCGTGATCTTCATACGCAGCAAGCTCCCACGCCTCGTCATACTGGGACTTAAGGAATGGGATGCGCTCTGCGCCAGTTGGAATCTTTGCGGCGATGTAGTACGACAGACCAGCCGCCATACAGGGAATAAATCTAAAAGGTACGTCCATGATGTTGACACCGCCGCCTGCGTCTTGGGTGCGTCGCAAGCGCCAATATACAAATTGGTATTGTTGTACATTGTCTGGGGTAGGCCAAACGGTGACTGCTGGAACTTGCTGCCAATAGACTGTAGCCGCAGAGGTGTGTGCCGCTGCAATCGTGTTTTGTTGCCCACGGAAACAGTTATTCAAAGTCCCAGATACAGCGTTTGTATTCTGCGTGATGTAACTGTAATTAATGATCTCGTTATCAATTTTTATAAACCCAGATGCGGGTAAACCCGTAACATCACTTAACACAATTGTGTCTGATGTACTTGTAATTGTTGTGGTTAGCGTAGAAGAGACAGGGCTAGTCTGCCCGTTATAGCGCTGAATCCAAACCTGAATAGGTCGGGCTTGGGTAATCTTATTAGGGATAGTAGCGTAGGTAGAAACGCTAATCCTAGTGATACTCAGATCAGCCTGAGTTGAGGCTACGTTGCCACCAGTACGGATAACGTGCTCAAGTAAATCAATGGTGTCATCGGGCAACGGGTAGGTGTTTTGTCCCTGAACCAGAGTGATCGTGCCGGTCTCAATAGTCCACAAATTGATGCCACGGTTTGCCCAGTCAGCAAACATGATGTTTAAACTGCGTCTAGCTGTACGCAGGTCATATCCGGTGCGAAGCTCACCACCAGCGCGTTCAAACGCCTCCTCGACCAACTCGGTGAGGTCAAGGTTAAATGCTGATGCGCCGGAAGTGTTTGCCATTATATTTTTTCCGCAGTTTCATGCGCTTTTAAAAGTAAGTTCAGACGACTAATTTCTTTGTCCCGCTCTTCAAGCTTACGCATAAGGCTGTCATTCATATCAGCCCACATAACAATTTGTTCCATACGCTGTTTATGATCCCTGTGCATGAGTTCAAACATGCGCTCAGACATCTCAATTTGCTTTTGAATGAAATTAACCATTATCTAAATCCTGCCGTTTTCTTTGCCACTTTGGGTGGTTGTTTTACGAATTGCTGCCCTTTAGCTTTGCCAGCACGTTTTGCACGTGTTGTCGCAGCGTACTCAGAAGCGCTGAGACTTTTAATCGCAGCTTTTGGAAGGTATCGTTCACCTGTGTCAGAAGATTTTTTACCACTTTTTGTTGTCCAATCTTGGTTTCCCCAATCCTTTAGGGATTTCTGTGGCTTTTTAATCACGATACCCGCCACCTGCGGCCTTGTACCGTTTAGCCATTACCTGTGCTTTTCTTGCACTCCACTGCCCTGCGCCTGTACCCACGATTGCCGCAGCTTTGACGCTGTTGAAAATCCGTTTGCGTAACTCTGGCTTGGTGTAATTACCCGCCTCGTTTACCTTGGACTTTGTTTTGCCGCCTTCAGCGTACATGTCCACATCTTGCGGCTTGTCCTTGCGGTGAATGACTTTTTTCCCCGGCATCTTCTTAGGGTTGATTGCGCCCATGCCACGACTTGACATCATTTTTTGCCACCTTTGACTTTTTTGGCTAAAAACAGTTTGTCAACCATCTCTATCCGCTGAGGCTTAGTTGTAACCTTGTTGATAATGCCTAACCGTTTAGGTTTACTCGCGCCGTAAAACCCAGCCTTTTTTAAAGACTTGACTACACTAGCTTTGGGTTTTGCGGTTGCCATATCAACACATCTTTCCGCGAGTTTTGCCCTTGGTGGCGATTCCATCTGCACGTGAGGATGCGGTCATACCGCCTTTTTTCATACCTCTGCCAGCAACGCCAGTAGGGTTTGAGACATCTATATCAACAGCCCCACCCATATTTTCGTAGTCCTCGGAGTTAACTGCGGCTTTTTTGGGTTTGTCTTCGCTGGTTGCGGCTTTAGCCATCGCACCTGCACCTGCTGCACCTGCGGCCCTTACAGCCAACCTGTTTATTGCGCGATCAGTTGCTAATTCAGTTGCTTTTTTTGCGCCACCTTTTAGCTTGGATGTATCTTTGGTGAGTTTTTTAAGGTCATCCATTATGCTGGCATTACCTCTAAGAGAAGGCAAGTTGCTGTACTTAGTACCGCTAATACCAGCACCACCACCACCACCACCACCACCGCCTTCAAGTGGTGTTAAATCATCCCCGCGTCTTGGTCTACTTGTAGCCATGATTACACCATCTTTCCGCGAGTTTTGCCTTTAGTTGCACAGCCATCAGCACGGCTAGAAGCTGTGCCGCCTTTAGCCATAGTCCTCATCTTCTGAGCTTCCTCAGTTTTCTTCTGCGTATTGGCTTCTTCTTTTTGGGCGTCCATCTTTTTGATGTCTTCAGAAGTTATAGAGTCCTCATACGTAGTACCGGGGCGACGCGGTTTGTACGCATCCATCGTCCCTGCTCGGGTGCTGGTAGTGCGTTGAGAATTTGGTTTAAACCCTTGTGTAAGGGTATAACGCAACATTTTCTCTTCTTGTTTATCAGCCATGATTAACTCCTTAGCACATCTTCCCGCCAGACTTCATCTTAACCATTTTGCCTTTGGTTTTACCCTTGGCTTCGACGCCGCCGCCTTTGGCATAGCCCATGCCGCCCATGTTCATTTTCTTCATGGCAGAGTCTTTCATCATCTTGCCATCAGGCATCTTGTGCATACCACCTTTAGCCATCTTCATGCCGTCTTTGGCGGTGTCCATGCCTTTTTCCATTACGGGTTTGCCCATCTTGGAAGGCATAGCTGATTTGGCTCCAGCTTTTTTCTTAGCTATCATTGCCATAAAACCGGGGTTCAT